CGCATTTCCTCGGCAGGTGGTCTTAAACCTTATGAGGGTTACCCAACCAATGGACCAGAATGCAAAGCACATTCAGGTTGAGGATACCAGATACAAGAGTGCAATCGGGGTGACGTTGGTGCGTGATGGAGCAGATGAGTTGGTGAGAGCATTGGACCGGAGCATTCGAGAGGATGGAGTGGGTTATACCCACACAGGTGATGACTCGTGGATTGTGGTGGAGTACCCAGGTGGTATTTTGAGCTTCTCTGTGGATTGCAGCTCATTTGATCTCACGCAGAGGGCAGACGCAAATGAGGAGATCCACAACGCTATCTATCATTGAAGAAGATAGATGGCGCTGCGGCGTCCCTTTGGTATGCGTATGCCCGAGAGCGTGTTGTGGTCACAGTGAATGCACAGACCTACAGATGGAAGCATGGTGGACCGTCTGGGTTTCCCCTGCAGTCCAAGGTCAACGATTGCTTGATGGATGTGTACATCCAGCGGCTCATTGCTAGATTGGCGAAGGCCATGGAGGACGGTGATACTGCTGTGCCATCACGTGAGAGCCTAAACAGTTATATGACTGAAGTTGGAAGGGACCTTGGTTTGATTGCAAGGCTGGAGGACTATATGTTCGCCGCTGGTGCAGCGACCTTAAGGGAGGCCCTGCGAACGAGTGCATTCTTGTATATTGGGTATTACTTCTACGCAGAGCAGGAGGATGGTCAAGATCACGTCTACGTAGTTGCTGACATCGCCAGACAGCTCGGTCAACTCCAGTATCCCAATTCATTTTGGGTGGAGAAGGAGAAGCTGTTGGGGATGGAGGCAGTACGACTGGCGGGGATCCTGATTTCTCTGGGACGCCCACCAGCTTGCTGGATGACTGCTTTTGAAGCAGCACGCCAGGAGGTGGTGAGGTACTTGGGGATTGCTATGCGCAAGATGCAGGACGATGCACTCTCCTATCTTCCGGAGAATGCATTTGTTGGGGTGTCTGGTGAAGACGTGAGATCATTGAAGGGGTTGATGTCCGCCCTCCAACGCGATCCCAATGTGTTGTGGGGGCGTGAAGGAGTGGCTCTAAAGGAGTTTGCCTTGACTGTGTTTGTGCCCGTGACGGTGGATGTGTCCGCTGCTTTGGCCAGAGGTTCTCGAATAGAACCTCTTAAGCCTCCCACGCATCCATTGACTACCAGGAATCATGGTCGTCCCCCACCCACAGTGAGGTGGGGACCTCCCAAGCAGCGCCA